GAGGTTTCTTGGCAGGAGCATCTCCATCTACAAGATATCCAAACGCGACTGGTGATGGTCTATTCAAAAGAATTGTAGTTCAAAACAATACTCAAGATTTTGCGAACACTGACTACTACGCTTACTTACTTGGTATATTGACATTTGCAAATCCTGAATCAACGAACATCAACGTATTTGCGACATCAAGTATTGATTATGTAAACAACTCTAACCTTGTTGAAGAAGCTATTGACATGGTACAATTCTCAAGAGCGGATTCAGTTTACATTGCAACTACACCTGATTACCAAATGTTTACTCCCGATGCAACAAATCCACAGGATATTATTTATCCTCAAGAAGCGGTTGACAACTTGGATAACACAGGTATTGATTCTAACTACACTGCGACTTACTATCCTTGGATTCTTACAAGAGATACTGTTAATAATACACAAATCTATCTTCCACCAACAGGAGAAGTTTGTAGAAACTTGGCATTGACAGATAACATTGCATTCCCTTGGTTCGCTTCAGCGGGTTACACAAGAGGTCTTGTAAACTCTATCAAAGCGAGAGTTAAATTGACTCAAGAAGACAGAGATACTTTGTATCAAGGTAGAATCAACCCAATTGCAACATTCTCTGATGTGGGAACTGTAATTTGGGGTAACAAAACCTTACAAGTTGCTGACACAGCACTTAACAGACTGAACGTAAGGAGATTATTACTTCAAGCTCGTAAGTTGATTTCAGCAGTAGCGGTAAGATTGTTGTTCGAACAAAACGACCAAATCGTTAGACAACAATTCTTGGATAGTGTTAACCCTATCTTAGATTCAATTAGAAGAGACAGAGGTCTTTATGATTTCAGAGTAACAGTTTCTTCTTCACCTGAAGATTTAGATAGAAATACATTAACAGGAAAGATATACTTAAAACCAACGAAGGCATTAGAATTCATCGATATCGAATTCTTCATCACTCCAACAGGAGCTTCGTTCGAAAATATCTAATAATTAATAGGGGGGTAAAATCCCCCCTTTAGCCAAATGGAAAAAGTTTTTACAGAAGGATTCAAAAGTGAGGGTACTCCGGACTTAAAATATTATGCGTTCGATTGGGACGATAATATAGTTCATATGCCAACTAAAATTTTAGTTAAAGATGAGAGTGGTAATGAGGTTGGGATGCCTACTGATGATTTCGCTGAGTTTAGACATCAAATAGGAAAAGAACCATTTAATTATAAAGGTAACACAATTGTAGGTTATAGTGACTCTCCGTTCAGAAACTTTAGAACCGATGGGGATAAAGATTTTTTGGTGGATGCAATGAGGGCGAAAGAAGGACCAGCGTTCGATGATTTCAGAGAAGCAATCAATAACGGTTCAATATTTGCGATAATTACTGCGAGGGGACACAATCCAAACACCATAAAAGAAGCAATTTATAATTATATTATAGAAGGGTTCAACGGAATCGATAAAGACGAGTTAATTAAAAATCTTAAAAAATATAGGTCTTTTATAGGTGAAGATGAAATGAGTGATGAAGAATTAATTAAGTCATATTTGGAACTTAATAAGTATCATCCAGTGTCTTTTGGAGATGACCAAGGAGCAGTTAATCCTGAAGAAGCTAAAGTAGAGGCAATGGAAGGTTTTGTAAATTACATTAAGGCTATGGCGGCAGTGCTTAATAAAAAGGCTTTCTTAAAAAAGGATATAAGTAATAAATTTAATCCGGATAATTTATCTATAGGATTTAGTGACGATGATCCAAAAAATATAGAAGTAATGCAAAAACACTTCAAAAATAAACCAGATAATATAGTAAAAACTTATTCTACTGCTGGAGGAGTTAAGCAGGAAGTTAAATAAGAATATCGTTTTCAAAAAAAAAGTAAATAGAAAAATTTTTGTGAAAGGATATATTTATCAATAAAATAACAAAAACAAAAAAATTAAAAACACATGGCTGATTTGTTAATGAAAATGCCGATTCCTTACGAACCAAAACGACAGAATCGTTTTATCCTAAGGTTTCCATCATCTCTTGGTATAAATGAATGGTTTGTTGAATCTTCTGCAAGACCACATATTATTATAAACCCAGTTCCAATTCCTTTCTTGAATACTGAAACTTATGTCGCGGGTAAATTCACTTGGCAAACAATTCCGGCGGTGTTTAGAGATCCAATTGGACCTTCAGCGGCTCAAGCTCTTATGGAGTGGGTTCGTTTACATGCTGAATCTGTAACAGGTCGTATGGGTTATGCTGCGGGTTACAAAAAAGATGTCGACCTCGAAATGTTGGACCCAACCGGTGTTGTTGTAGAAAAATGGATTTTGTACGGAACATTCTTAACTGATGTTAACTTCAATACTTTGAGTTACGCACAAGACGGACTAGCGACAATTAATGCAACACTTAGAATGGACCGTTGCGTACTTGTTTACTAATTTATCAAGATACTATTTATTAAAATTCAAATACAATTATATTTAACCGTAAAGCACTAAACTTTACGGTTAAATTTTTATATGGATAATCAAGCAAGAGAACACGGACAATCGAATTTTACGTTACCTCACGACGTTGTGCCTTTACCGACACAAGGTCTCTTCTACAAGAATAAGAAAAAATCAATCAAAGTTGGATATCTTACCGCAAATGATGAAAACATCCTTATGGCTGGTGGTAATGACATGACACAAACTCTTTTAAGATCAAAGATTTACGAACCAGATGTTCGTATTGAAGATTTATTGGAAGGTGATGTTGAATCGATATTAATTTTTTTGAGAAATACTTCGTTCGGACCTGAAATGGAATTAAACTTGGTTGACCCGATTACAAAAAAACCATTCAAAGGGGTAGTTAGATTAGATGAATTAGATGTTATTAAAGGTCAACAACCGTCTGATGATGGAACTTTTATAACTATGTTACCTAAATCACAAACTACTGTAAAATTGAAACCCATGACTTATGGCGAAATTTTGGAAGTACAAAAAATGTCGGAGTCATATCCACAAGGTAGAACTGCACCAAAAGTTACTTGGAGATTGAACAAACAAATCATTGAAGTAAATGGAATAACCGATAGATCTGAAATCGCAAGATTTATAGAACAAATGCCAATTGCAGATTCCAAATACATAAGAAAGTTTATGGAAGAAAATGAACCAAAATTAGATTTAACGAGAACAGTAATAGCCCCATCAGGAGAGAAACTAACAGTCAATGTTGGGTTTGGGGTTGACTTTTTTCGTCCTTTCTTCTGATTATAGGAAAGGGCAAATAGATGAATTTTACTACCTCAAGACACTTTTGAATATATCTTATTCTGATTTTTTAATAATGCCAGTATTCATTAGGAAGTATCTTTTAGATAAATGGGTTGAACTAAACAAAAAGGACTGAAAAATCAGTCCTTTTATATTTATAGATATAATAATCAATTATGTTTTTTCAAGCAGAAACCGCCGGTGATACCGGAGCTTCAAAACCCGAAAGTTTTAACATTGACGATGTTCGAATAAGTTTAGATAAAGTATCTAATCAAATTATTGGTACCTTTACTCAAGGTAGGGAGAGAGTTTTTGAATTTCAAAGAGCGATAACAGATTCGTTACCTGGGGTTAGGAGTTTAGGGGGGGATATAAAGGATGTTGGTAGAATCATACAAGAAGTTGGTGTTGCCGCACGTAGGAATGTTGTTGCGAATGATGAAGAAATTAAGTCGTTATTTGCTGCTACAAAAACTCTTGGAATAAGTGCGCAAGATTTAACTAATAGTTTTTTGGACGTTGGTGTTGGAATTGAACAAATGTCAAAAAAACTAGAAGAGTCTATCGACTATGTTAGAGGTATTGGAGGTAATGCTCGTCAAGTCATGCAGGATGTCCAAAAGAACATGGATCAGATGAACCGATATCAGTTCGAAGGTGGTGTTGTAGGATTAACAAAAATGGCGGCCCAAGCATCGATGTTGAGATTTGAAATGTCAAATACATTTGCTCTGGCAGAAAAGGTAATCTCACCTGAGGGTGCGATTGAAGTTGCGTCGGCGTTCCAAAGATTGGGAGTTGCTGCTGGCAATTTAGTTGACCCTTTTGCTTTGATGAATGCATCAATTAATGATCCCGGTGCTTTACAAGATAGTTTGGCAGAAGTTTCAAAACAGTATACGTTTTTTGATGAAAAATCAAAAACATACAAAATGAATCCACAAGGAGTTTTGATTCTCCGAGAAATGGAGCAAGCTGCTAATTTGAGTGCAGGATCTTTATCTAAAATGGGATTAGCAGCAGCAGAATTAGACGATAGACTTGCTGCAGTCAATTCTGCGGGTCTATCAATAGTTAATGAAGAAGACAAACAATATTTAGCGAATATTGCTAAATTGGGCAAGGATGGAACTTACCAAGTGACATTGAAAGATGGAACTCAGAAAGAGTTAGCCGACCTTACACAACCTGAATTTGAAAAATTAATTGAAGCTCAAAAAACAGGACCAAAAACTGTTGAAGAGTTACAAAGTCT